CCCCTGCCAGCGGTGTGTACCGGACGGGGTGGGCAGTAACCGCAGCTCGCCCAGGTCGAGGATGTGGAAGGTGCCGCCGTCGTATAAGCGCGTCTCAGGGTTCTCGGTCGGATAGACGAGGTCGCCCACGTCGTAGACCATCCGGGCTGATACCGCCGTCCCGCTGGTCGAGAACACGCGGGCGAATGCGCGGTAGGTGCCCTGGTGGGTGAGGTACGTCCCGGCCGAGAGGTTCGTGTTGACGACCGGCAGCCAGTAGGTCGCCAGCGTCCCGTGAGTGACCACCGTCCCGCCGCTGGCGCCGACCTTTGCAACCCGGGTGGCGGTATCGCCCAGCGTCAGCGCCTCGGCCTCATACGCGCTCGCAGCGGTTGAGGCCGACGAGTAGTTGCGGCCACGAAACGCCCAGAACAGCCCGCGTTGGTCCTGCGCCTGGTCGTCGTCGACCACCACTCGGACGCGGTCACCCAGCGGGAAGTCGCCTCCCGATGCGGTCGTCTCGGTGAAGGTGATCTCGGGCAGGGTCGTCTCGGTGTGATCGCTAAGCGTTTCCTCGGCCGCATACCAGTCGGGCTGAGCATCGAGGGTGACGACGACGTTCGTGTCGACGTTCTTCTGAGCCTGGAGCCAGTCGCCGCCGAAGTTCACCGACGCCGAGAGGATGTCGAGGAACACCGTGCCGCCGGTGTTCAGGACTCGTTTGAGGTAGCCGCCCTGCTGCTGGAACAGCCCCACCTTCGCTTGCAGGGTGGTCCGGGCGGTGGCGAAGGTCGTCCCGCCGCGGTCGATCAGGTTCATCGGGATCTGCACCTGACGAGCGGGGACGGTGAAGTCGACGATCGACGAGCCGACGGACTGCTCTGCCATAACGGCGGCGACGTTGGCGTCGCCCCAGTCCACCCCTTCAACGTCGACCCAGTCGGTGATGTCGAACGACGTACGGGTCGTGAGCTCGGAAGGGTCCAGCGTGATGCGCTCCATTAGACGCCCCTCGCCCCCGGCAGGACGCGGCGCCCGTAGCCGCGGGTGGCCGTCTGCACCTTGCTGTCGAAGCCCTGGCCGTTGACGCGGACGTGGGCGTTGCCGTCGGGCAGCATGTAGACCTGGACGTCGGCGTTGCCGACGACGGTGTTGGCACCGCCGGCGCTCGAGCTGACCATCGGCACCGGCCCGCCGCCCTGCGCCCCGAACACGCCGTATTGGGCCTGTGATACCTGGTAGCGCCGCGCCCAATCCTGGGCCTCGGCGAGCTTGAGCGCGTCGATTGTCGAGGTGTCGATCCCAGCCCCGGTACCGCCGCCGGTGAGCGCGTCCAGCCCGACCAGCGCCTCAAGGATCGACCCGGGGCCGGCAAGCGGGTCGTTGATCGCGGCGAGCATGTCGAGCAGCGGCTTCTGAATCTTCGGCTGCTTCTTGGTTAGGCGAATCGCCTTGGGCAGTAGCTTGGCCTGGGCCTGGCGATTCCAGATCAACGACCGCCACAGCCCCTGTTGCCCGGCGAGTTCCCCGGCCGACAGATCGGCCCCGCTCGGCGACCAACTGAAAGCGTCCATGATCTCCGCGTGGCCGATGTCGCCGACGAGCCCGACTCCCGCCGCGGCGAGCGCCTGGATCGTATTGACCACCTTCGGCGTATAGCCGCTGGCGCTGATCGGAATGTTCGGCGGGGCGTAACTAGTTGGTGTGATCCCGGTGCCCTTGGTTCCCTTCGCCAGCTTCTGAATGATCCCGCCTGCCTGCTTCATCGCGCCGGTGTAGTGGAGATCCCAGCCCGTGACCGCCCCTGAGCCGTGCCAGATGTTGGCGTTGGGGCCACTCGGGGCCATCGCGTTGGCAATCTGCGCGTTGTAGACCGGGTTGAACATCTCCGGCTGGTAGTCGCCCGACAGACTTCCACCCGCATACTTCAGGCCGTTCGCGTACGGCGGGGTGATCGCCCACAGGCCGACACCCCGCGACCCACCTGGACCGGAAGCGCCGATCTCCAGCGACCCGGGCTTGCCGCCCGACTCGCCCTTGGTGATCTGCGCCATCGTCACACCCGGGAGTCCCGCCCACTCAGCGAGCTCGGCGATCTTGTCGAACGGCATCGTCGGCAGCGCCGCCCACGCGGCCGCGTCGCCGCCCGGGTTGTTTGGCCAGATGTGGTTGTACTTCTGCAGCGACGGGGGCAGCGACTTGATCGTCTCACCGGGGGCACCCGAGACGCCGACCCCGCCTGTCTCCATCGGCATCTTCTTGGCGATGTATTTGTTGGCGGCGCCACGGACCTTGTCGAGCACGCCCTGGCCGACGTCCTTGAGCGCCCCATCTGGGCCCTTGAGCATCTGCTGGGCGATCTTCTGCGCCACCTGCCCGACAGCGCCGGTCAGTGCGCCGACGATCGCTAGGTGGATGTGGTCACGGTGGCCCGCCCAAACCGAGGAGTAGAAACTCGGGTCGACGACTTGCCCCGCGTTGACGTGAAGGTTCGGGTTGTGGATGCCCTGCTTCAGCGACTTGTAGATGCCTGAACTCATCACCCAGCCCGCCGCCCTGTCCATGTAGGGGAAGCTGGCGTTGGCCATGTCGACCGCGTCGCCCGAGTAGTGGTCGGAGCCGGCGACGTGGGAGCCGTCGGTGGTCGCCGTGACCATCAGGCCAGGGAACTGACCCTGCATCGTCGCGATCAGCTTGGCGACGTTCGGGTTGACGTCCGATGGGTGGCCGCCAAAGTTCGGCTGGCCGACCGCTCCGCCCTTGGCGAAGCGGGGGATCATCGAGTTGATCCGGTTGGCCTTGTTCGCGCCGCCCATCGCCGCAACGGCCTTGCGGTTGATCACGACCTCGCCCGGCTCGAGCATCGCCGGCACCTTGTCGCCCGAGCCGTAGCCGGGGACCGAGTAGATCGCGCCGCCGGTCTGGCGCGACTGGTTGCCGTAACCGCCGCCGGTCGGCCCGGTGTCATGGCGTGAGGTCGACCACGCGATCTCCTCGACCCCGAATGCCTTCAGCGCCTTGTTGGTCGTGGCGACCATGAAGTCAATCCCGCCGACGGTCGTCCCGACAAGCCCAGTCACGTTCTGGACCATGCCGTCCTTCATCTTCTTCGACGCCTTGACCGAGTCGTTGGCCCAGTTACGAATGTCCTCGCGCGAGCGGTTGACCGAGTCCGACATGTGCTCGATCCCGGTCTGGATGTGGTCGAAGGCGTCGCCAAATGGCCCCGGCAGGCTCGAGCCGGCGTCGGCCATCTTCGCCATCGCGTCGATGATCGTCGTCACAGCGCCGAGGATGAAGTCGGCGCCCTTGGCCCATATCTTCTTAACGACGTCCCAGGCCGAGCGGAAGATTGATTTGAGCGCCCCGACGATGGCCCCGAGGACAGCCCGCAGCGGGGCCGTAAACGTCTTCAGGATCGAATAGGCGGCGTCGGCCCCGTTGCTAAATATCTCCTTCACGCGGTCCCACGCTGCGCCGAAGTCACCGGTAAGCAGCGCGACGATTGCCTCAACCGCGGGCCTGAATACCGAGAGCATTCCCTTGGCCGTTGCGGCGATCAGCCTAAATGCCCCGGTTACGACCTCGCGGACGATGACAGCCTTATGCCAGAACTCCTCGAGCGAGTGGATGGCGCCCTTGAAATCAATCTTGGCGATGGCCTTCATGCCCTTGCCGACCAGCTCAAAGAACTTGGTCGCCGCAGGCTGAATCGCAACCATCACCCGGTTCTTGAACAGCGTCCACTGCTCGGAGAAGTCGCGGGTACCACGTTCGGCCTTGCCGATTGTGTCGGTGCCGGTGTTCATCGCCTTGATCAGCGAGTCGAGCTGGAAGTGGCCCTCGCGGATCGCAGCGGCCATATCCGGCCCCGCCCGCTGGCCGAACACCTCGAAGGCGATCGAGTTGGCAGCGAGGTTGTTGGGCGCATCCTTGATCAGCTGCATGATCTCCTGCAGCGCCTTCTGCGGGTCGTCCATTGAGATCCCCCACGCCTTCAAGTCCTTCGTCGTCGCCGCGATGCCGCCCGAGAATGCCTTGATCGCAAACCGCAGGCCGGGCATCAGGGTCGAGGTATTGACGCCCGCCTGCTCGAACTCGGCGAACATCGCCGCGGCGTGGTCGAAGTCGATCCCCAGCTGGCGCAGCGGCGATCCGAACGCCACCATCGAGCGGGCCAGGTCGGATACCGATATGCCCGTGTCCTCGGATACCCGGTAGAGCTTGTCCAGCGTCTTGGTCTGATCCTCGGTGGCTATCGACCAGTCGCCGAACAGCCGGGTGATCGACTCGACGTTCTCCTGTACCTCGGTGCCGGTGATCTTCGATAGCTGGACGACTTGCTTGGTCAGCTTCTCAAGTGGCTTGCCAACCAGATCGAGCCGCTGGTGGAGCCCCGCGACGGCGGTCGCAGCCGAGTCGAAGTCGGTCGGCACCGACGTAACCACGTTCTTGAACGACTGCTCGAGCCCCTTGAGCGCCTTACCCGTCTCGCCGGTGCGGGTGCGGATCTTGTCGAACGACTTGTCGAACTCCTCGCCGACCTTGAACATCGTCACGCCGACGCCAACCGCCACCGCACCGATACCGAGCAGAGACTTCTTCACCGCGGCGCCGCTCACCGCAGCGGCCTTGCCCGTGGCGGACAACTCGGCCTGCGTCTTGCCGAGCGCGGCGTTGGCCTGCGTCGTATTGGCGGTTAGGAGGATGTCGAGAACAGCAGCAGGTGAAGCCATTAGAGGTCTTTCAACTCCTCGCCGACGATTTCTTCAATGGACGGCCGCACGGCCTCATAAGCCGGGATCAGGAACGGGTGCGGCGGCTGGAAGGTGCCGCCGTGCTCGACGATATGGCCGTACCAGGCTTCGGCGTCGCCGGCGACGACGCGGGTTTCCATGCCCTTGGCCTCGACGTGGATCGCGTCGCGCAACGCCCCGCTGTCGACCGGCACCCGCTCCTGGGCGCCACGGGCGATCTCGTCGGCCGCGTCGCGGACGCCCTGCAGCGTCTCGGGATCGAGCTTGGCGATGATCTCGGGGATGCGGCTGACGAGCCGGTAGCTAGCGGGCATGGCAAACAAAAACAGCGCAGTCACACCCGGCGACTGCGCTGCTTTGCATCCTCCTGAGCCCGCTCTTGAGCACGGGCCTTGAACTTGAAATACGTCGGCCAGCCGACGGCGAGTTCATGCGCTGACATCCCCGGTCGCCCGGTCGTCATCTGCTGCACCGACATCCCCAGCGTCTCCGCCAGCTCGTAGAGGAACATCGGATCGACCATTCCCGGCGCTAGTTGCATCGTCCAGGTCTGGCCCTGCCGGGCCCGCTCCGCGAGTCGGAAACTTGGCATTCGCGTCGGCGATTGCCTCCTTGTCCACGCCCGAGAGCTCGTCGATCTTGAGGATGATCTTCTTGAACGCCGGCCCGAAGCGGGCGGCGATCTGCTCAGCCTCCTCGACCGTGAACGTCGGGTCGATGCAACCGTGAGCGAACTGCAAGACCTCGAGCCTCGCGGTATTCACGGTTGCGATCTGGTCCAGCCCGATCGTCTTGAGCTCCAGGGCTTCCGAGGATGCCTGGTTCGAGTACGCGGCGGGAAGCCCACGGACGCGGACGGACTGGCCCTTGACGGGCACGTCCTCGACGTCGGCTTCCCGCAGATCGCCTGGCCCGGATAGCCAGGCGTCCTTGGTGGATCGCGCCATGCGATCTCCCTTCTAGCGGCCCGTCTCGCAACGGTGACCGCGATGGTGGCGAGCCGGTGACCGCAGGATTGCGGCCCGGTGTATGTGCGAGTTGGTTAGGCGGTGCCGCGACTCAGGCCGGCGGTTCCACCGTTCTGGAACGTCACGTCGATCGTGTTGGCGTCGCCGGGCCCACCGCTGACGGGCGGCCAGCTGTAGGGGCGGCCGACCATCGTGTAGACGACCGTGCCCGCGGTGTTGGCCTTGAACTTGATCGTCCCGTTGGTCTGGTTCGCGTACAGCGGGTAGACCGTGATATCGGGACCGGGCGAGGCGGTCTGGTCGTTGATGAACGTGACCGTCACGGTCGCGTCGCCGAGGCCGGTGATGTACTCGCGGTACGTCTCCGAGAGACCCGTGACGTCCACGGCATCGCGGGAATCTTCGATCGAGATATTTGTCACGTACTGGCTGAGGTCGTTCGCGTTGACCGTGAAGGTCGACGCAGGACCGAGAATTTGCTTAGCCACGTTGGCTCCTTGTCTTGCCGGCGCCGAAGCTGACCGGGTTGGATGGGCTGGCCCGCGCGGTGGCTAAGCGGGTGCGGTTACGAATAAACGAGTCGGTAAAGGGAACCGGCATGCCGGTAGGCGACGCCATCTACAACCTCGGCGTAATCGAGGTCGGACATGCGGCGGAGGTAAAGCTCGGTGCGGCCGGAAATCGAGATAACGCCGTCGGTGAGCAAGGCGTCGAGTCTCGCGGCGATGTCGTCGACCGGATCTGCCGAAGCAACTACGTCGGCATCCTGGCCCACGGCCTTGATCAGCCAGACGTCGTCGTCATAGGCGCGGTTGCCGAGCGTGTAGGACGGAGTTCCGGCCTGCTTGTTGAAGATCACGTAGGCGAAGCGCGAGCCCTGGGGAGCCACCTGGTAGTAGACGCTCTGGGTGTAGCCCGGGGCGGCGGTGCCGAGCATGTTCGTCAGCGTCGTGTCGCCGGCCATCTTGCCGTAAAGGGCGCGTCTGACTGCCGTGCTCACGCGATCACCGCCTTTACGTCGGGGAAGCCCTCGGCAGCCCGCCGGTTGAAGTTGGCCTCGGACTCAGCCAGCCGCTCGAGGTTGCGGGTGTCGGTGTCGTCGCAGACCCGCTCGCCGTAGGTCCAGTGCTCGTGTCGGACCTTGGCGCCCTCGCACCAGTGGTATCGACCAGCGGCTCGAGCGCGGGCGTTGGCCTCGCGGTCGTTGTAGCCGTGGCCGTAGCATTCCCAGGCAACGACGCCGCCCAGGACTTCGACGACGAACTCGCGGGGCATTAGGTAGTGGGTCGAAAGCTCCTCGCCCCAATGCCCGTCGTTGAAGCCGATCAGGTGGCCCGGGTGTTCTTCCAGGGCAGCGAGGGCGGCGTCTAGCCATCCCGGTTCGAACACCAGGTCGTCGCCGGCGAGGACAAGGGTGTCGCCAGTGGAAATGGCGAGGGCGTCGTTCCAAGCTTTTGAGCAGCCGCGCAGCTCGTCGCTATAGGTGATCCGAGCTCCGAGGAGATGAAAATGCCCGTGGGTGACGGGATCGGCGTCGATGGCAGCGCAGACCTGGACCTGGTTATCGCCGGACCAGTTGATCGCACTCGCAACGGCGCGTTTGGCCATCTCCGGGCGCCCGGTCGTGGCGAGTAGCAGCGAGGTGGTCACATCGTCCTCGGAATGTTCAGCGCGGCGTTGAAGTCCGCCATCGTCTCGGGCGTGTAGGGCGTCCCGCCGAGCTTTCGGATGTCGTGATTAATGCCGTAATCGCAGTATTCGTTGTAGGCACGGCAGTCGCGGGGGATCAGGCCGGTTGAGAAGTTGTAGGACTCGTCGCGTTCCGAACGCCCGAGCGAGTAGTGCATGTGCTCGAGCACCGCGTCGTCCAGGTATTCGATCGACGTCGCCTTGCCCCACGCGTACCACACGGGGTCGACGTACATGTGCTGGATCTGCGGCGGGCCCATGTAGCCGAGCCGGTCGACGACGGTGCGGCGCATGAAGATGTGGATGGAAAGAGACCCGGGAGGGCGGCCGGGGTCGAGGTCGTTGCCGAAACAGAACTCATTGCGCTCCAGGCTTTCGTGAACCTGCTCGTCCCAGCCGACCGTGCGCGGGACGTTGTCATCTCCCACGTGACCGATCAGCGACTCAGAGCGTTCGTGCGCCATCACATTCAGCCACTCGACCAGCTTGTGGTGGAGGTTGGGCTTGACGACCT